ATAATCCTGATTTTCTAGACTTTCAAAAAAAGAATCCTGGTGACCTGCATGATCAATTAAGAAAGTATGAGAGAATGTTGTCTAAAAAAAATAAGATTATAGGAATTAGACAACTTTATGAAGCGTTGGGTCCAGATACCCCATATACATATGAAACTTTAAACAATGTTTTTTCAAGAGCAGATAAAAAAATTACTAAAAACATGTCGAATGTAGAAAAAAATTATATTAAAGCGGGACAGAGAATTAAAAAAATAATTATTGATACAATAGGAGAACCAACAACTCTTGGAGAAATTCAAAAAGATTATAAATATATTAGAGCGGGAGGGGTTTCTACCGATAAAGTATGGGATTTAAGTAAAGCAAAAATTAATAAATTAAATAAAGCTTTACTCAAAAATTATAATGTTACTGGATTGAGACCTAACACTATCGATAACGTTTTTGAATTAGTTGATGATAAAAATTTTATAAAGTCTTTAAAAGCATATAAAGGAGGAAAAATAGATGAAACATCTCCTTTGTTTAAAACATTGTTTAAAGAAGGATCAGGAGACATGCCTTATGCCTATATGACTCTTGGAAGAGCGTTGAGAGGTGAAATAACATTGGAAGGAATTAAAAAAGACAGAGCTTTAGGTAATAAAATTATTAGATCACTTTCAGGAGATTTTCAAGGCCCTTTAGGGACAGCTGCTACAAGATGGGCTAAATTTCAAATGGCTAAACATTTTGATGATCCCAAAGCCAGCTATGATACTATAACTCAAACTATTAAAAATGCTTTTAAAGACGTTGGAATAAAAAATTTAGATATTGATGAAATTTTTCCAGCTCGAACAGGTCAAATAACTATTGGAAAAGGGTCAGGAGCTTATAATCAAATTGTTCAAGTAATTGATGAAAAAATTAATCAGGGAGCTAAAAAAGCTTTTGATGGACGAGCTTCTAAAAGATATAGGTTAATTATTGATGCTTACAAGAATAAAAATTTTAATAAAGTTAAACAGTTGGTTGACGCTCATCAAACAGATATAAATAAGTTTTATAAGAGAAACCCTGAAGCCAAAGGCAAAGTTAAGTTAACAAAATTAAATTATGATCCAGTTAAGAAAAGATTTGCTTCTCCAACTGAGATTTATGGTAAAGATGTATTTCCTTCTAAAATTCAAAAAGACATGGATAAGTTTTATAGAAAAACTGGTTTAAGTTTAGATGTTGGATCTACTATGACTTTAGAGAAAGCAGCTAAAGATTTAAAAAAAGCTACTGGAGATCCTAAACAACAAATAAAAATTCTAAAACAAATGGGCTACCGTTGTGCTAAGTCAGTTGGTGCTGGAGAAACTGTTGAATGTTACATGGATGATGTAAAAAAAACCAGAGCTGATATGAAATCACAAGATGTAACAGTTAGAGCTAAAGCATTAACTAAACAAAGAAAAGCATTACAAGTTGCAAGTAAGCTACCACAAATTGGAAAGATTGTAAGACAAGGATTACAAGCAGGAGCAGCTGGATTATCAACTGCTTTTAAATGGACTGGTTTAGGTGCTCCAATTGGTTATGCAATTGAAGGAATGGTTGAAGGTGGAATTTATGATTACTATCGAAAACAAGGTTATAATCATGATCAAGCTTTTGCTGAAACGTTTACACCAGGATTAATTGCAGGAAGACCGGAAGACGTAGCTTGGTATGGCGGTGCTGAAAAACTAAGAGAAAAAGAATTGTACGGAGTTAGAAAGACACCAACAATTTTAGAAGATGGAACAATAGTAGAAGGAGATTTGATTCCAGGAAAAGTTCAACCAAAAGTTAAACAATACACAGAAGCATTAAAAGATCAGCAAAGAGTTTATGATGCCTTCGCTGAAAAAGAACGGGGAATAAAAGCAGGAAGAAAAGATATTACAGATCCAGCTTCTGCAGACATTCAAGATTTATATAGATCAGGAACCATTAGTAATATTAATAGAATTATGAATCCTGAAAGTATGGCATCTCAAGCTTACAATACAGCTGTTGAAAGACAACAAGCTTTAGATGAGAGAAGAAAAAAAGATTATATGGATGAATATTATAACGTAAAAGAACCAAGTCCTTTTATGCAAGAACAAAAACAAAAAGATCGTTATAAAGAAATGGAAGAAATGTTTCCTCCTTACACTCCTGAAGACATTCAGGCGATGTATCCAAAACTAAGTAAACAATTAGATGCTGGACAATATAAAGATTTAATGGAGTTTTTTTCTGATTTGGATAAAAAATCATATTATGCAGATAACTTTAGAATGGAAAAAGCAGGCGGCGGCATAGCTGGAATCAGAAGACCCAATGCAATTCCGCCCAAATCGGGTCCTAACCCACAGGGGTTGCCTTCAATGTATAATCGTGTTAAAAGAATATAGGAGAATTTAAATGGCAGATATAGATAAAGGTCTCCCAAACGCTAAACGACCAGAAGATGAAGAAGTTGCAGAATCTGTTGTCGATGTTTTGGAAGCAGACACACCCAAAGGTCCCGTTGAAGTCATAGAAGACGAAGAAGGGGCAACAATTGACTTTGATCCAAATGCAATGCCTACACCTGAACAAGGTGATCACTTTGCAAACTTAAATGATTTATTACCAGAAGACATTACTGATCCAATCGCAAATAGGTTAGAATCAGATTATAGAGAATATAAACTATCTCGTGCGGATTGGGAAAGAGCTTATACGGTTGGCTTAGATCTTTTAGGATTCAAATACGAAAATAGAACAGAACCTTTTCAAGGAGCATCTGGTGCAACGCACCCAGTGTTAGCTGAAGCCGTAACTCAATTCCAAGCTTTAGCTTATAAAGAATTATTACCAGCTGATGGACCCGTTAGAACTCAAATCATGGGTGCAAGTAATCCCATGAAAGAACAACAGTCTCAGCGTGTTAAAGATTTCATGAATTATCAATTAATGGATCAAATGAAGGAATATGAACCTGAGTTTGATCAAATGTTATTTTACCTGCCACTTGCAGGATCAACATTTAAAAAAGTTTATTATGATGACCTATTAGGTAGGGCTGTTTCTAAATTCGTACCAGCTGATGATTTAATCGTGCCATACACAGCAACATCACTACAAGATGCAACTTCTGTTTGTCACGTAATTAAGATGTCAGAAAATGATTTACGTAAGCAACAAGTCAATGGTTTTTATTCTGACATAGAATTAAATAAACCAGTTGATCCAAATACAAATGAATTAAAAAGAAAAGAAAGAGAATTAGAGGGGATGACTAAATCTCAAAGAGTTGAACCTTTATATACTTTACTAGAATTCCACGTAGACCTTGATTTAGAAGGTTTCGAAGACGTTGGTGCCGATGGCGAACCAACAGGAATAAAATTACCTTACATCGTTACAATCGAGCAAGGTAGTCGGAAGGTTCTTTCGATAAGAAGGAACTTCGCGCCCAATGATCCAAAGAAAAATAAGATCCAATATTTCGTCCATTTCAAATTTCTGCCAGGACTAGGATTTTATGGCCTTGGACTCATTCATATGATTGGCGGATTGAGTCGTACTGCAACTGCGGCTCTCCGTCAATTGTTAGACGCGGGAACGTTATCAAATCTTCCGGCAGGATTTAAACAAAGAGGTGTCAGAGTAAAAGATGACGCTGCAAACATACAACCAGGTGAATTTAAAGATGTAGATACACCAGGAGGAAACTTAAAGGATGCATTTGTATTCTTACCATATAAGGAACCTTCTGCTACATTATTGCAATTGATGGGAATAGTCGTTCAAGCAGGACAAAGATTCGCGTCGATTGCTGACATGCAGGTCGGTGACGGGAACCAATCAGCAGCTGTTGGTACGACTGTAGCTCTTTTGGAACGTGGTTCAAGAGTAATGTCAGCAATCCATAAGAGACTGTATGTATCGTTAAAGCAAGAATTTAAATTACTTTCTAACATCTTTAAAACTTATTTACCTCCTGAATATCCATACGATGTAGTAGGTGGACAAAGAAATATTAAAGTTCAAGATTTTGATGACAGGGTAGATATTTTACCTGTTGCTGATCCAAATATATTTTCAATGTCACAAAGAATTTCATTAGCACAGGCTGAATTACAATTAGCTATGTCTAATCCACAGATGCACAATTTATATATGTGTTATAGAAAAATGTATGAAGCATTAGGGGTAAAGGATATTGATAGAATATTACCTCCACCTCCACCGAATCAACCAAAAGATCCGGCGATCGAACACATTGATGCAATGGCCATGAAACCTTTCCAAGCGTTTCCAGGTCAAGATCATAGAGCACACATAACTGCTCACTTAAATTTTATGGCTAGTAACTTTGTTAGAAACAATCCTAGCATTACTGCAGCATTAGAAAAAAATATTATGGAGCATATATCATTGATGGCACAAGAACAAGTACAATTGGAATTTGCACAAGAGTTTCAAATGTTACCACAGATGCAACAAGCAGCTGTACAAAACCCACAAGTTAAACAACAGCTACAACAAATATCTCAGAAGATAGAAGCTAGAAAAGCCGTATTGATTGCAGATATGACTGAAGAGTTCTTAAAAGAAGAAAAAACAATTACGT